CATCAATGAGGGGGATTCGGAATTTGAGTCCTTCTATGTTCGCCCGACGAACGCCATGACCGACGATCCAGTGCGGCGGGCACATGGCTGCCAGTACTTCTCTTATCCGGGATATACCTTCGCTTATTTCCGTGAGTATGGCATCGAGGGCTACGAAGCACCCATTGAAAGCGGTCTGAATGAATGGATCGATCTGAAAGCGGTCGTCTGCGATGATCACGCTGCATTCTATCTGAACGGTGCGAAAGAGCCGACTCTCGTTGTGAACGATCTGAAGCATGGGAAGAACGCACACGGCAGTGTGGGTTTGTTTGTGGATATCGGCACGGACGGCTTTTTCAGAGATCTGCGCATTACGAGGGAGGACTGAGTATGGGCATGGAACAGAGAACGCATTTTGAGATCGACAAATCGAAGTGCATCAGGTGCGGGAAATGCATCCCTGCCGATGTGCTGGACGCCCTGACGGATGACGATATCATCAAGACGGCCCACAACTCCAATTTTGAAAGGGTGTGCCTGAGCCGGTACCTGACCGACCTCGGCGTCTCCCTTGACCCCTTCCACGACGCACATCCCCTGACCACCGAATGCTCCAGATTTCTGAACCCGGCGGGCTGGCACTGCACCATGGTGTGGGCGGCGTACATGGGCCTGCCTCTCTCGCTGGCGGACACCGGCGCTGTGTTGGGTCTGGAGAAGCAGAAGCTCTCCGAGGGCAAAGACCTGATCCGCTTCTTCTGCAAGCCCTGTGAACCCACAAAGTCCAACGGTGGCCGCACACGTAATCGCCCGGCAGATGCCCCGGAGAAATGGGCGCTGTTCAAAGCCTACAACTTGCGCGACGTGGAGACCGAGATGGAGATTGAGAAGCGCCTGTCCAAGTTCCCTGTGCCGGAGGATGTCTGGGATCAGTATCACATCGACCAGGAGATCAACGACAGGGGCATCGCCATCGACGGCGCGCTAGTGGAGAACGCCATCCGCATGAGATGGGCGACAAGCCTGCAAAGGACAGCGCGTTTCTCGAGTCGGTCCACTTCTTCAGCTCCACGGACGACGACGTGCAGAGGATTCTGAACCTTGCCGACAGTGTCGACTTCCTGCGGGGAAGGGTCGAGGAGCTCGGTGAAAACGGTGATCTGGGTGTCATTGCCGAACTCAATACCGAAACGGACGCGACACTCGGTGAACTCGGGCAGCAACTGTACAATCTCACGGACAGTGATCTTGCCAGCATTGGCAGGGAGGCCGCCCAGCTCATGGCGGCTTTGGACAGCGGGAACCTTTCCCCCGACGAGATGGAATCATACAGTGCGGAACTCCAGAGGATACTCGATCTTGTAACCATTGCGGACGAGACGCTTGGCGAGGGAAATCCCATAACGCAGAAGATCGCAGATGAGATGCAGGGATACGACTGGGAAGGCGATGTCACGAATATCGTCGACAGCATGAGGTCCGCACTGGATGCGGCCATGCCGGGAGTTGGCAACGACGCCAGCTGCGGCGTCGGCCAGGGTGCTGCGGAATATGATTTCTCCGGAGACACCGATGCCGCTGCAGACAATCTGGAAGGCGCGTACCGCGGCTCCATGGACAGCAATTCCCCGGCGCAGCGCATGGTTCCGCTCGGCAATGACGTCTCTGCAGGTGTGGGACAGGGCATGACTGAATATGACTTTACCGCGAGTACGACAGGCACAGCGAATAACCTTATTGGCACCCTGTCTGCCGCACTGTACGCGCAGGCAACCGTGGCTGTGAACAGCGCAAGGAATATCGGCAGGGCGATATCCACCGGCCTGGCATCCGGTATACTGTCCGGGCAGTCCCTCGTGATACAGTCCGCGGCAAAGGTGGCGCAGGCAGCGATTCGGTCGGCGAAGAACGAGCTGGACATAAACTCCCCATCTGGCGTCTTTCGTGATGAGGTTGGCCTCATGGCGGTGCGTGGCCTGGGCGAGGGCTTCCTGAAGGGTGAGCGCGAACAGGCGGAAGTCATCCGGAATGCCGCGAGGTATCTCACCGGCGAAGCGAAGAGCAGTATTGTCACCGGCATGAGCAGTACGGATAACAGGCGTACATATCACCAGGAGAGCAGTGTACATGTCACGGGGAACCAGTTCTACGTGCAGGACAAGGTAGATGCCCAGTCGCTAATGATGGAACTGACATCGCTCCTGCGGCGGCAGCAGCGCTCGCTGGGGTATGAATCATCCATGCGAAGATAAATATATGAAAGGAAGGAAGAATGCATTGCATGAAAGACTGGTTTTCGTGGAACGGGGAGCGATGTACGGAATACGGAGTCTATGTCCGTGAACAGCCGGCAATAATCAGGCCTTCGGAACGCGTCAGTACAGTGACGGTTCCTGGCAGGAGCGGGGCCCTGACGCTGCCGGAAGGCGAGGATGTATACGACGATATCGTGCTCGCCTGTGACTGCGTCATGCGGGATCCGCTGACACCCCTGCGCGGCAGCATCGAGAGCCGTATTGCGCAGTTCAACGGATGGCTGCGCGGCAGTGGCCGTGTCAGTTTCGCCTGCCGACCGAACGGCTGGTACGAAGGGCGTGTCAGCAACCAGATCAGTTTTGAAAAGATCCTCCGGGGGAATCCACACGTATCATTCTCCGTCCAGTTCCGCTGCGCGCCCTGCTTTTACCTCTACGACGGACTGAACCGGTGTGTCATGACGGGTTCTGAGATGACACTGAGAAACAGGGGGAACACGGCTGCGAATCCCCTGATCACCGTAACGGGTGCGGGAAGCGGCAGTATCAGCGTCGTAGGGCGGAATGTGCAAACGCTCTATCTGAACGATTTGGCTGCGGGAGAAAGCATCGTACTGGACTGTGACGCCAGGGTCGCGTATGTGCAGGGCGAAGGAGGGATCGAGCTTTCCGGCGCACAGCTGAGCGGCGACTGGCTGACTTTCCCCACGGGACAGTTCAGTGTACTGACGGAGGGAGACATAACCGGCGTGGCCATTACGCCAAGGTGGAGGTGCATCTGATGAGCGAGATATTTGTGTTCTCACAGGACGAGGAGGACAACGACTATTCGACCATGGGCCTTGTCGGCGCGCTGACACCCACTTCGTGCATATTCACGGAGGAGCTGAACGGAGAAAGCTCCATAGAGCTTACGCATCCGCTGGATCCTCTCGGACGCTACAGGGCGCTGCAGCGGGGCAACATACTTGTCATATCCGTGCCGGTGCGCACAACTCCGGAGATACGGAATGGCGAGGCCGTGCGCACGGTATGGATATACCAGGTTCGCCCGCTTGCACAGCTTTCCAGTAAAAACCAGCGAACACTGTACAAGAAGGAGACGGGCAGCGGGAAGATGAAGCTCATGAATCCCGGAGACGTCATCACCGTGGTGCAGAAATCGGAGACGGAGGGACAGCGCTGGAAAGCTAAGACGCCGTATGGAACCGGATGGGTCAACCCGGACGGCATATTATTTGTCCGCGAGGAGACAGATACCGATGCCGGGACTGGTGGTGTCAGCAGGAGCTCCATGTGGCGCATGACGAGCCAGTACTGGCGCATATACGAGGTCACGTGGACGCTGACGGAAGTCAAGGTCCATGCGCGGCATATAAGCTATGACCTTCTGTATAATCTCACCGATTTTGAGAGCAGTTCCGGCATAAGCCTCGGAGATGCGCTGGATGGACTGCTGAGCGCCTGTTATGCCAAACACCCGTTTTCGGCGTACACGAACATCGCCGACGAAAGGTCCGGACTTTCCTTCTCAGGGAAGAACCCCATTGATGCCCTGCTTGACCCCGAGCAGGGCCTTTGTGCGCTGTACAACGCGACGCTTGTAAGGGACAACTATGATCTTTACCTGCTTAAACAGACAGGCGCTTCCGGCGGCATGCACATCGAATACGGGAAGAACCTGCAGGGGATAACATTTTCCTCCAGCGAAGACGACGTCATCACCCGCATACTCCCAATCGGGGAAAAGAAGAACGGCGATCCGCTGTACCTGAGTGACAGCCGGTCCGGGCGCTGTGTTGACAGCCCTTATATCGACGCCTACCCTGTCCCGCACATCGCGGAGCTGAAATGTGAGAACTGCAAGGTCGGCGAAACGGATGAAGGCGGAGGCAAGGTAACGGAAGCCGTAGCAAGGGCGCGCATGCTGGCGCAGGCAAATGAGAAGTTCTCGGAACACTGCGACGAACCGGGAATATCTCTTTCGGTCACGTTTGTAAACCTGGGCGATACCGAGGAATACGCGCAGTACAGAAACCTGGAACTGGTGTTCCTCGGTGATTATGTCACCATTGTGCACCCTGGCATCGTGTACAGGGAGACGGACGGAACGATACGGCCAATGGAAATGCTGCGCCAGGTGGTAAAGCTCCAGTGGGACTGCCTGACCGACAGGATGAGAAGCATGGAAGTCGGGGATATGAACGACGGGCTTCTTTCACGCGTGACCATTGCTTCATGGCAGCTGCCGAAGGGCATAGATGGCGCAAAGCTGATCGCGGGGAGCATAAACTCCATGCAGCTGGCGGACGAAGCCGTTGCCGGGCAGAAGCTGCAGGATGACAGCATCGGCGCCGGAAACATAAGCGAAGGGAGCATTGAGACATCCAGACTGGCCGACGACGCGGTGACCATGGAGAAACTGTCGCCGGAGATCCGCGCTCTTCTGGTAAACAACACTTAGGAGGAAGGCATATGGCACTTCACTATACGATAACGCAGACGGTTGATCTGCACGGAGCAGGACGTACTGTTGTATTCCCTGACGCACTGCTGACACCCGGCGATGCGGAAGCGCACCAGGTGGAGATAACGGTCCTGGACGGCGGACACACTGCAAGCCTTACGGGATATACGGCCAGCGGCTACTTCGAACGCGCCGGTGGAAGCATCATCGCTGTCAGCGGTACGATATCGGGGAACGTGATACGCGTACATTTCAGCCGGGCCTGTTACGCTTTTCCAGGCCGACTCAGGCTGCTGGTGCGCCTGGCCCGGGGAGACGGGACTGTTGTGACGCTCGCCAACGACCTGTTTCAGGTCGGCGACGGGATCGGCAATGAAGTGATCTCTGAGGATGAGACCCTCTCTTCCTTGCCTGAGCTTCTCAATGAGATAGAACGGCTTGAGGCGGCAAATGCCGCGGCTGAAAGCATTGTACTCGTACAGGATGAGCAGCCGACGGAAGAGGGCAACAGAATCTGGATCAGGACGTCTGGCGAGTATTACGAACTCCCATTAATGAGTGATATAACGCCGATCGACAGAGAACTCGACAGGACACTGCGCGATACCTGTGGACAGATTACCGATGCCATGGAGCTTGCATGGGAATCGGGCAGTTTTTCAGCGACGACAGGGGGGGCAGTCTCCAACACCGCCTACATTCGTACACCGGGATTCATACCGGCCAGGCGTGGTTCTAAGGTAACCGTTATGGACCTGCAGCAATACCGCTTCCAGGTCATGTGGTATGCCACGGACGACTTAAGCGGTTTCTCCGCTGCCAATTCAAAGGCGGCAGGTGTCAGGGAACCGTACACCGTACCGGAGGACGGATACATACGCCTCTCGATACGCGATGACAGCCAGTCGACGCTCACGGATTACTCCGTGAGTCAGTACCTGGTTCCGGATATTACAGGCAGCGCGTCGGTTGCCTCGCTCAGGGAACAGGTGGATGTGGGCATCTATGCGACGCTGGACCGCGAAGCACAGGGTAAAGGGTGGAACAGGCTCGACACAACGACGCTTGGCTGGCTCGATGGTTATGGGATCGGCACGGATGGCAGTGTAACAGCTCGAAATAATCGCTGTGCTGTGGACGGTTATATCGCCTGCAAGGCGGGAAGCTATGTACGCCTGCTTGACAGGCGCTACCGCATGGCCGTGTGTACATATTCAGGGGTCGTTTCGTCCTCAAAGATAAGATACACGGGTTATACGGACACAGACTGGATCGCCGATACGGACTGCTTCATGCGCGTTTCCCTGCAGCGCGTGGCAGGTCCATCCATTTCCGCTGAGACAGCCAGGGATGCGGTCGAAATCGCCGCATACAACGGCGGCCTGAGTCCCTGCGTTCATGGCAGCATATCGACAGAGAGTGGCGCGAACATGGAGGCAACCGGGCAGAACCGCATGAGGACCAGCGAAGGGATATTCGTAATGGGAGGATGCAGCATACAGACGCCTCCAGGCATACCATGTTTCATCCGGGAATACCGCGACAGGGCCTGTACGGATTATATCGGGAGTTATTCCGAGTCAGCTGTCAATGCTTATACCGCGCGATACTCGTGCTACCTCCGGTTCGTGTTCCCCATAGAGGATGTCTATAACCTGTACGCATCGAGTGTGCTGACCATTTCGGGAGACAACACAGAGGAGAGGCGTTTGTATCGTACGGGGAAGGTTTTCTCGCCGCTTGACTGCCTTCCCGTCACACATGCGCCATTTCCGCTTTACAGGTATACGGGGAATATTGACGCGTCACTGCTTCCCACGCATCCGCAGGTCAACAGGCTGACACAGATCTATGCGTGGTTTGATGAGCTGGCTGAATCCTATCCTGACTGTGTATCGATGAGCGTACTGGGCATGGATGCCACAGGAACTTACGAAGTCAGGGCATATACGATTGAAGCCCCCAAGGGTACGGGCAGTGGTACGGATGCGCGTGACGAGATCCTCTGGTTGTCGAACATACATGGACATGAGAAGTATTGCCTTGTTTCAACTTACTGGCTTGCAAGGGAGATGCTGGAGCATTATTGGAGTGACCCGCACATGGCGTTCCTCTGGGCAAACTGCAGGCTTGTCATAGTCCCGGCGGTCAACCCATGGGGTGTGGCGAACGGGAAACGGTACAACGGAAATTCGGTCGATCTGAACCGCAACTTTGACGCCGACTGGACGTACTTCCCGGATGAAGGCAATGGAAGCTCGGGCGGCACCTCGACAGAGTATTTGGCTGAGGCAGAGACCCGGTTGATGAAGAAGCTTATTCGGGACCATCCTAAGGCGCTGTTCATCGTGAACCGACATGATGCCGGAACGCTCGATGGAAACGGGGACGCCTATGCGTGGACAAAGGACGATTTCTGCATCGACAGACGAATATTCGAAGGTGTGTTCCGGCATCTGCGAACGGCCTGGATCGACAACCATCCGTGGTCGAAGGCGGGGTTTGTGAAAGGTGTGATACGCAACAACGCGACCAGCAGCCATGCGGGCACCATGGACTGCTGGTACAACATGATCGGGAAGCACGGGTGTCTCATTGAGACGCCTAATGCCAATTGGACAGACGATGGTACGACAGTCTCCGATAACGCGGTTGACTCACTGCGCATGAGCCTTGAGATGAATGTCAATCTGCTGGAGGCGGTCGTTACGTGGTCGAACCTTATACGCGCATATGATGACATAAGCGTGGTTTACACACCGTCTGAACAGGCGGAAGAATAAGGGGGGTGAGCCGATTGCCTGTAATAATGAAACCGGCGGAATTCAGGGCGAAGGACATGGAAACCGGAGAATACATCGACGTGAACGTAGTTGGGGAAAGCGTGACGACAGAGCAGGTGCGACAATGCCTGGCGGGCATATCCCAGCCTGTGTTCGGCGAAAAGCAGCTGGTGTTCAACGCGGATGGTACCGTAACATGGATTGGTATCGGGAACTGACTGTTAACGGCGAAGGAGGGAATGAGATGGAAGACATTCGCATTGAACTGATCTGGACGAAGGTTCAGATCGCCATCACGGCCATAGGCGGCTGGGTGGGTTATTTCGTAGGAGGGATGGACGGCATGTTGATCGCGCTTATCGTGCTGATGAGCCTGGATTACATCAGTGGCATCATGTGTGCGGTGATCGACAAGAAGCT